TCGTGGTCGTGGTGGTAATGTTTATGTTTATTCATTAAAACTTAAACAGTATGTATTTTCTGAAGAAATTATTGAAACAGGTGTTAGTGAAGTTGATGATCAAGTATTTGATGCCTATAAGAGAACTAGACTTACAGTTAATCTTACAGGTGGTACTGGTGCATTTGTTCCTGGTGAAATTATTTACCAAGGTACTGATGCAGCTAATGCTGATGTTCAGGCCATTGTACATACTTGGAAAACAGGTCAGTATGTTGATGTAATCCGAACAGAAGGTACTTTTGTGGCCAATGTTCGTGTTAAAGGTGCAGAAAGTAATTCAACATGGGTACTGGCAAATTCTAATGATAAAGTTACTCTTGATAATGCCTTTGAAGATGTTGCCGATAATAACCGTATTGAAACTGAATCTGATCTAATATTAGATTGGACAGAAACTAATCCATTTGGTGGTGATTAATGTTAGGTCAATCTCATTTTTATAATCGCACAATTCGCAAAATAGTTGTTGCTTTTGGTACTCTGTTTAATGATATACAGGTTCAGAGATATGCAGGCACAACACCTAAAGAAATATTTAAAGTACCTTTGTCATATGGTGCAAAAGAAAAATATATGACAAGGTTAACTTCTGATCCCGAATTAACCAAATCTATTGCAACGGCTGTACCTAGAATTTCATTCGAATTAACAGGTATGAATTATGATGTAGGCCGTAAGCAAATGAGTATGCTTCGCAATTTTTCAGCAAATACTACTACAGCGTTTAATACTCAATATGCTCCTGTGCCATATGATTTTAATTTTTCAATGTCAATCTATGTTCGCAATACAGAAGATGGTACTCAAATTTTAGAACAAATATTACCATTTTTTACACCAGATTTTACAGTCACGGTTGATTTTATTCAACCAATGGATCAAAAGTATGACATGCCTATTATTCTTAATTCTGTAAATACAACCACAGATTATGAAGGTGACATGATGAGTACCAGATTAATTACTTGGGATTTGGAATTTACTGCAAAAGGATATATTTGGCCTGCTGTTAAAAGTGGTAAAGTTATTCGTCAAGCGAATACAAATATATACTTACAGGCTAATACTACTACATACAATTTAGCAACTGCAATTTCTACAATACCTGATCCATATAATGCTATGCCAGATGATGAGTTTGGTTTCTCAGAAGAAAGATTTGATGAAACTTACCTCATAGCAAATACTGGTGAATATTTAATAACCGAAACAGGCCTCAGAATAAGAGAATAAAAATGGCAAGTAAAACAATAACACAATTAACCGCTTTAGATACTGTATCAACAAATTTAGCAAATACTCTTTTTGTTGTTTATGATACCGAAACTGGTACAACTAAAAAGGCATCACTATCACAAATAGATACAGCCGTTGAAAGATCGATACAGAATGTAACCTCTGCTGGCATTTATGCTAATGCAGCTTTTGCTAGTGCTAATACAAAACTTTCAGCTAATGGTGGTACAATTACAGGTAATTTAATAGTAACAAATACAATAACATCCTCAAATATTGTTTCTAGTAATATATTAACTGCAAATAATTTAACTGTTACTGGTCTTTTTACTGTTGATAATGTTGTACTACAATGGCACACACCAGTACCTTTAACATCCAAAGGTGGTCCAGGAGATTTAGCAGGTTATATTTCCATTGATAATGATAAAATATATCGTTGTATAGAAAACTATACCAATGGTGCAAATAATATTTGGGTTTATATAAACTTTACTGGTGGAACTTGGGGTTAATTAAGTGAAAAAAACTAATGAGAAGTTATCTGAATTATTAAATGTAGAACCAATACCTGTACATACAGAAGTAGTACCCATATTAGATCCTATCCAAAACGATGCAGAGTTTGCTCGTGAAAATATCCGTGATTTAATTGCTAAAGGTAACGAAGCCATAGATGGTCTATTGCATGTTGCCAAAGAATCAGAACATCCAAGAGCATACGAGGTTGCCGCCAACATGTTAAAACATTTGACGGACATGAATAAAGATTTAATGGAAATACAAAAAAGAAAAAGAGATTTAGAACCTAAACAATCAAATAATATGAATATTGATAAAGCGGTATTCATAGGATCAACAGAAGATTTAATCAAGATGATTAAGTCCAATAAATAGGAATACTATGGAAACATTAATTGAACAAATGAAAACAATTTTAGGTACAACTTTTGGGTTGTATTTTAAAGCACATGCCTTCCATTGGAATGTTGAAGGTCCTGATTTTGCACAATATCATGGATTCTTAGGAGATTTTTATGAGTCTGTATATGGTAATGTTGACCCTATTGCAGAACACATTCGTGCTTTAGATTCATATGCTCCAGTTTCATTAAGTAGAATGATGGAATTATCCGATATTGAAGAAAAAGATTCTGTACCAAGTGCATTGGCCATGATTGAAGATTTAAAAACTAGCAATGATCGTTACATGGTTCATTTGCGTGCTGGCATTGCCGCTGCTGAAAGTGCCAATGAGCCAGCAGTAGGTAACTTTTTACAAGATATTTTAGATCAACACCAAAAACATGGCTGGATGTTAAGAAGTTTTACAAAATAAACGATGGCTATTGATGATGGTTACCTAGGTAACTCCAGTTTAAAAAAACCTGGTGCTGAAATATCGTACACAGAAGAGCAATTAATTGAAATTGCCAAGTGTATAAATGATCCCATTTATTTTATTAAAAACTATGTTAAAATTGTTAACGTAGATCGTGGTCTTGTGCCTTTCGAAATGTGGCCGTTCCAAGAAGATATGGTGCGAGATTTTCACAACAATCGATTCTGTATTGCAAAGATGCCACGACAAGTTGGAAAGACAACCACGACTGTTGGATATATGTTGTGGTCTGTTTTGTTCAACGACAACTATTCGATTGCAATTCTTGCCAACAAAGGTTCTCTTGCTCGAGAAATTTTAGGTCGAGTACAGTATGCCTATGAATATTTACCTACTTGGATGCAGCAAGGCATTTTAGTTTGGAATAGAGGTAATATTGAACTAGAAAACAAATCTAAGATATATGCTTATGCAACCTCTGGTGCAGGTGTTCGAGGTGGTACATATAACTTAGTATTTTTGGATGAGTTTGCTTTCGTACCTAATAATATTGCAGAAGAATTCTTTACATCAACCTATCCAGTTATCTCATCTGGTCAATCGACAAAAGTTATTATTGTTTCAACACCAAATGGATTAAATCTTTTCTATAAAATGTGGAAAGATGCCACAGAGAAAAGAAGTTTATATAAACCAGTTGAAGTTCATTGGTCTATGGTGCCAGGCCGTGATCAAAAGTGGAAAGAAGAAACAATACGCAACACCTCAGAAGAACAGTTTAGACAAGAGTTTGAAACAGAGTTTATTGGTTCTACTGCAACACTTATTTCTGCCGCTAAACTTAAAGCTTTATCATACGAAACTCCAATAGAATCGTCTGATGGTTTTGATGTATATGAATATCCACAAAAAGGTCACATGTATGTTATTACAGTAGACAGTTCAGAAGGTGTTGGTCTGGATTATTCTGCATTTTCAGTAATCGATGTTACTTCCATACCTTATCGACAGGTGGCAAAATATCGAAACAATAAGATACCAACATTGATCTACCCAACACTTATTTACTCAGCGGGTATGAAATACAATGAAGCTTTCATACTTGCAGAAACCAATAACATTGGCCAACAGGTGGTAGACATATTGCATTATGACCTTGAGTATGACAATATATTTAAGTTGGAACACCACAATATTAAAGGTCAACATATTTCCGCTGGTTTCAAAAGGTCGGTTTCTTTTGGACTTAGAACAACCACTTCAGTAAAGAAAATTGGTTGTGCCAACTTTAAGGCCATGGTGGAGAGTGATAAACTCATCATCAATGACCAAGACACTTTGTTGGAACTATATACCTTTTCAAGAGATAAAGATACTTACAAAGCTGAAGAAGGCAATCATGATGACATGGCTATGACTTTGGTCATGTTTTCTTGGTTGGCTGCACAAAGTTTTTTCAAAGAAACGACAAACGGAGATATTCGTAGGCGATTGGTTGAAGAACAAAACTTATTGGTCGAAGAAAATATTGCACCTGTAGGTATTTTTGATGATGGTATCAAAGAAGAAGTTGTTGACGATGGTAATAATAGATGGTCTTTTGTTCAAGACCGTGGATATCCATCCTCAATTCTATAAAAACATAAATACATCATAAAAACGCATATCAGCCTGCAAATAAAGGAGATTAAACTATGGCTTTTCAACTATCACCAGGCGTGAATGTTTCAGAAGTTGACCTTACTACAGCTATTCCTTCTGTTTCTACTACTGTTGGTGCTTTTGCCGGAGATTTTCAATGGGGACCTGCAAATGAAATAGTAACTATTTCAAATGAAGTTCAATTGGTCGAAAGATTTGGCAAACCCGATAGTAATACATTCACCAGCTTTTTCACAGCATCAAACTTTTTACAATATTCAAATGACTTACGAGTTGTACGTTCTATAGGTAGTGGTGCATTTAATGCTACTACAACTGGAACTGGTGTTTTAATCGAAAATACTTCCGACTATGAAGATAACCATTCTTCAGGTTCAGGTTCGAATGTTTTTGGCGCAAAATATCCAGGTCTTTTAGGTAACTCTCTTAAAGTTTCTATTTGTGATTCTAATACTACTCTCTTAGCCACTTGGGCATATGCTGACGAATTTGACAGCAATCCATCAACCTCAGAATATTTAATTAGAAATAATAGTAATGCTGGTTTGGCTAATGATGAGATGCACATTGTAGTTCTTGATACTACAGGAAGAATTAGTGGTACCGCCAATACTATTTTAGAAAAATTTTCTTTTGTTTCTAAAGCAAGCGATGCTAAAACCGATGACGGTTCAAGCAACTACTACAAAGATGTAATCAACAATCGTTCCAAATATATTTGGTGGTTATCACACCCATCAGAGGGTACCAATTGGGGTAGAATTGCTGGAGACAATTTGGTTTATACAAAAGTGGCCTCAACAGACTACACTTTAAGTGGTGGTGTTACTGCTGCTCCATCTGCCGCTAATCGAAATACAGCTTATGATCTATTTAATAATCCCGATACTGTTGATATTTCTTTTATTCTTGCTGGTGAAACTTCAGGTTCATCAACAATTACTGCTCTTGAAGCTATAGCTGAAAGTAGAAAAGATTGTATAGTATTCATTTCTCCACAAAGAAGTGATGTGGTAGATAATTCAGGTAGTGAATCTACAGCTTTGCAAACTTTTAGGCAAACAACTTTATCTTCTATGTCTAGTTCTTACTTAGTTTGTGATTCTGCTTGGAAATATCAATTCGACAAGTACAATGACGTGTATCGTTATGTACCATTAAATGGTGACATAGCAGGTCTATGTGCAAGAACAGATTTGCAACGTGACCCATGGTTCTCACCTGCAGGTATTAATCGTGGACAAATCAAGAATGTAATTAAACTTTCTTGGAACCCAACAACATCACAAAGAGATACATTATATAAAAATGGTATCAATCCAGTTGTAACATTCCCTGGTGAAGGTACAATTCTTTATGGTGATAAAACTTTCTTAACAAAACCATCTGCGTTTGACCGCATCAATGTTCGCCGTTTATTCATTGTGTTAGAAAAGGCTGTTGCTAGAGCTGCTCGTTCTTCACTATTCGAATTCAATGACGACTTCACAAGAGCTCAATTTGTTAACTTAGTTGAACCGTTCTTGCGTGATGTTCAAGGTCGCCGTGGCATCTATGACTTCCGTGTTGTTTGTGACACTACAAATAATACAGCTGAAGTTATTGATTCAAATCGTTTTGTTGGTGACATTTACATTAAACCTGCTCGTTCAATCAACTTCATCCAACTTAATTTCGTTGCTACCCGTACCGGTGTATCATTTGACGAAATTGTTGGACGATTCTAATAAATAGAGAGATAGGAGAAATCAAATGGCATTTAATGTAAATCAATTCCGCTCTCAGATGACTGGAGATGGTGCCCGCCCAAATTTATTTGAGGTGTCGCTACCATTTCCTAACTTTGCAGCCCCAGGAACAGCACAACAAAAAACAACATTCATGTGTCGTAGCGCACAGTTACCAGGTTCAACACTTGGTATTGTGCCTGTAAATTATTTTGGTCGTGAATTAAAATTTGTAGGCAACAGAACATTTGTCGATTGGACAATCAATGTTATTAATGATGAAGATTTCGTTATTCGTAATGCATTTGAACGATGGATGAATGGTATAAATAGTCATTCATTGAATGTTCGCAATCCTGCGGCTCAAACACCTGTTAGTTATACTGTTGATGGTGAAGTTCGCCAATATGGTAAAGCAGGTGATACAATTAAGAAATATAAATTTATTGGTTTGTTTCCAACCGATTTAGCTCCAATTGAGTTAGATTGGGGTTCAAACGATGCAATTGAAGAATTCACCGTGACTCTTTCCTACCAATGGTGGGAATCGGCTGAAGACGCTGTGGTATAAAAGTGGGGGATATTCCCCTACTTTTATTTTTTTAGGATGAATGAATAATGGCAATAAAACTTTTCGGTTTCACCCTCGGTCAAAAAGATGTAGTTCAGGTACAAAAACCTGAACAGGCATCTTTTGCACTTCCAACAGAGGCAATTGATGATGGTGCAGTTAACATTACTCAAAATGCCCATTACGGCACATATGTTGATTTAGAAGGTGCTGTCCGTAATGAACTAGAATTAATTACTCGTTATCGTGAAATGGCAAATCATCCAGAATTAGAGATGGCCATTGATGAAGTTGTGAATGAAGCTATCAGTCACGACAATGACGGTACATGTCTTGATATTGTTTTAGATAAATTAAAACAACCTGAAACAATTAAGAAAAAAATTAAAGAAGAATTCGATGCAGTTCTTCGCATGATGAATTTTAATAATCTTGCAGATGACCTTTTCAAACGATGGTATATTGATGGTCGAATTTATTACCATGTTGTAGTTGATGATAAAAATCCTAAACAAGGTATACAAGAGTTACGATTTATTGACCCACGAAAAATTCGTAAGGTTCGTGAGATTCAAAAAGATAGAGATCCAAAAACTGGTGCTTCAGTTATTAAATCTATTGCCGAATATTATGTTTATAATGACAAAGGCACCACAACACAAAACTATACTGCACAAGTAAGTACTGGACTTCGTATTGCTGCTGATGCTATTTTAAATGTTAACTCAGGTTTAATGGATGCAAAAAATACTTTTGTAATCTCCTATCTTCATAAAGCCATTAAACCATTAAATCAGTTGCGTATGATTGAAGATGCGGTTGTTATTTACCGTATTTCAAGAGCACCTGAACGCCGTATTTTTTACATCGATGTAGGTAATTTACCAAAAGGTAAAGCTGAACAATATCTTCGTGATATTATGGTCAAGTATCGTAACAAGATGGTTTATGATGCTGAATCAGGTCAGTTGCGTGATGATCGCAAACACATGTCGATGCTGGAAGATTTCTGGTTACCTCGCCGTGAAGGTGGTAAAGGCACCGAAATTACTACATTACCTGCTGGTCAAAACCTTGGCCAAATGGAAGATGTTCTATACTTTAGACAGAAACTACTTAACTCATTAAATGTACCAATTTCTCGTTTAGAACCACAAGGTGGTGGTATGATTGGTGTTGGTCGCAGTACAGAAGTTACTCGTGATGAAGTTAAGTTTATGAAGTTTATTACTAGACTTCGCAACAAATTTACACAGTTGTTTGATTCTGCATTACAAAAACAATTGGTATTAAAAGGCATTTGTACTACTGATGAGTGGGACGATTTTAAAGAATACATCTATTACGATTTTAGAAAAGATAATAATTTTACCGAATTAAGTGA